CAATAGCAGCTTCCGACATCAAGTTCAAACTAAGTCTAAAGACTGGTGTAGCAGGCAACGCTGCTGCTCAGCCAGATGTTAATGAGTCTCTGGGGAAATATATCTCCACTACAGAACTCACTGACAACACGCTAAACAATCTCTTTGACGATATTACTGGTGACGAAAATGCCGCATCTGACGTTGAGTACCGCTGCATCTTTGTCCACAATGCACATGCAACTTTGACATGGGAGAATGTTGTAGCTTGGCTCAGCGCAGAAGTCGCAGGTGGAGCAGCAATAACCATAGCCATTGACGACCTGCCCGATAGTGCGATTGGTGACTCCAACGCACAAGCAGATTTGATTGCAAATGAAAGCACGGCTCCAGGTGCAGGAGTAGGAGCATTTAGTGGACCAACAAGTAAAGTCACAGGACTCGCACTTGGCGACATTGCCCCCGGTTACTGTCGAGCAATATGGATAAAGCGCACAGCCGCAAATACCGTAGCTGTTAACAATGATGGCGTAACCATCAAATGCGAAGGCGACACTGGAGCATAAAAAGGAGGAAAATATGGCATACGAATTAAACACAGTAGCACCCTTGAAACCAGAGGACACAGCGGCTATGGCTGATCTGCTTCAGAAGATGGAGGCATTGGATGCCGCCATTGCCGCAGTACAGACTGACCGGGCAACACATGAAGGCGAGTGGAATAAAAAGACCACGTTCCTTAACCAGCAGAAAGACGATGTAAAGCAGGCCATAAGGAACTTACGGACGGTAACAGTTAAAGAGGTCTAATTCATGGGATGGCTCACAGGGTATCTTTACCGCAAGCCCATCGTTATACATGGGTCTATTGATGGCGAACTATCAGCCTATCAAGTCAAGTTGCTTGTGGGCAAGTCATCCGGAGCCACGGGCGAAGATGTAGACTGCGCCGGACATTGCCTTGATACCTTTGCTGACTTGAGGTTCACCAATTTGGCAGGCACAGGTGGCAATGATACGTTTGGTGGACTTGACTACTGGATAGAATCATCAGGAGCCAGCGGCACATCATACCTTGCAACCGTATGGATTGAAGTTGGCACTATCAACGACCATGCCGCAGGGGATGGCAACACCACCATCTACCTGTACTATGGTAATGCAGGAGCAAGTGCACCAGATACATCAGATAATATGGGGGCAGCTACTTTTCTTCAATATAATGCGGCTTATAGTGGGGCAGAGTTTTTGAAAACTGTGGAACTTGCTGCTTCTGGTGGGTATAGAATCAGAGGTAGAGGAAGGTCTGTTGGGTCAAACTCAGGTTTATTGTTAGGATTGGCTTCCAATGTTTTAGCCAGTATATCTGATGCAGTATATTTACAACAAGCTACACCCAGTGATGGGCATTTTTATACGGGTTCATACAAGAACGGGGCAAATCAATCCAACGTCGGTACAACTTCTTGTGCCAATAATACATATTATAATCAAACAGGATTATTGATATCAGGGACATCTTTCAAAGGTTACGAAGATGCTGGCGGTCAGCAGGGTGCAACAATTACGGATACCGCTAAATTACCCGATTCGTCTATGGGACTGTGGTATTACAGAGTCGCTGGTACTGGAGATTTATTATGGGGATGGGTAGGTAAGTACACAGCCAATGAACCAACATGGGGCGACCTAACCAAGGGAGAGGAATACTTCTTACCGCATTTTAGTTTTTACCCGCACATTCTCGCACATTAAAAGGAGGTCAATCATGGGAAGAACTTACAACATAACGGCAACCGATATAACGCTCGTAACAGCGGTCAATGTACTGGCGGCTATTTATCCAGTTGCAACACCGCCTGCCGCTGGCTCTGTAATAGCCATTAACAGAGTGGAGATATCCCAGGGCGAAAATGCCACCTCTGCGGCAGTCAGGGCTTTATTGTCAGCGAGGACAGGTGGCAACCTGACCGTGGCAACCGTCACCCCATCGCCAGCCATGTACGGCGGTGCAGCATCGGCTATCGCAGGCGTGGCAGGCACGTTAGCCGCTGGCAAGTGTGGTATTACAGGAAGCGCAGATGCAACCCCGACATACGTTGACTTGATAACCGCCTCATTCAATGCCTTGAATGGTTATCTATGGATACCCACGCCGTCAGAGCGCATCTTCCTTACAGGCGCAGTGGCCTTCGTTGTCAGGGTTGGTGGACCAGCTGGAGCAGCCGACCCCGGTAACTTGAATGGCTGGAACGTCAGCATAAACTTTGAGGAAATCTACTAAGAGGTAGTCAATGCCTATTTGGTATCTACCGCCACAACCGCAACAGAGGGTTGTCCATGTAACGTCTTTTTCCGAAGCGGTATCCAACACGTTACAAGCCATCTGGAATACTAGGAAGGCGATTAGTAGTTCCTCTCAGCTGGTTTGGAATACCTTAGTCAATGCATTAACGGCAGCTAATACAATCCAACTTGTTTGGAATGTAAAGGCAGCCGTCTCTGGCACAGCGCAGTTAGTATGGAATGTACGCAAAGCTATAGACAATTCGGCAAAGTTTCTATGGAATGCCAAATTAGCTATCAGTTCATTCCCGAAAATAAGACTAGTATGGAATGTGAAGAAAGCCATTTCCGACACTACTCAACTAGTCTGGGATGTCCGCACATCTGTAAGCAATACAGTTAAATTTATATGGAACGCAGCTTATACTGTCATTGGCGGAATATATACTGTTCGCTTACATATCCAAAGCATAATTGTCAAACTCAGTAGGAGGAAAAATGGCTGATATATATATTCCAAAAGGCGATAAAGGCTATAATATCCATTTCACAGTTCGTGATGCCAATGGTGATGCCTTTGCCATAACTGCCTACACTGTAACGCTGAAGGTTTGGAAACCAGAATATCCCGAAACTCTACTACTCTCAGGTGTATGCGTAATTGAAGATGGTGCCGCAGGAACTTGTCGCTATGCGGTGGCAGCTACTAACTTTGACACAGTTGGCAAATACAAAGCCGAGCTGGAATTTACCGCTTCTGGTGTTATTCAAAGCACTCGCAGTTTTGATTTGGAAGTCATAGAAAGCGGATAGGAGAAAAATATGTCCACATTGATGAGCGCCATACTCGATATTCTCAGCAAAGACCTTGACGATTACTGGTCTTCCAATACAACTGCTGCTGGAGATACAAATAAATCATATCTGGTAGACGACTTACTCTATGAGAAGGTTGCAGATTGGGTATGTGATGGTATGGTTGTGTACTTACCTCTTGGTCCAAGTGGAGCAGGGACAGCAGAAACAAGAATTGTGGATTCCCTTAATCGTGGAAATCAACTAATCGCCAAGAGTTATTTCTCCGCACAAGTAACTCCAGCAGGGATATTAACTTCTGTCCCATATGAGGTTCATAGGTTGTTTACCAGAAATCAAAAGCTACTTGCATTGAGAGCAGCTGCCACACTACTTGCTCCATCTTATCATACTGTAGTCAGGGATTCCAGTATAAAGGTAGTTGAGAGCCAGTATGAGTATGACATAAGTACGCTGGCTATTTACCAGAATCGCCCTCATCAAGTTCTACTTGCCCAGAATACAATAAGAAGTATATGGGCTATTGGAACAACCTATACTGCGGGCGACTATGTAAGACCGACAACACTTGCCAAGTTCACTGGTCATGTTTATAAATGCACAGTAGGTGGAGCTTCTCATGCAACTACTGAGCCAACTTGGCCGACCACAGTAGGCGCAACTGTGACTGAAGCTGGTAAGCCTACTACATGGGAGTGCATGGATGAAGTCGATTACAGCAATGCGCCGAAACTTCCCTTACATGATTGGGACATTACTCCTGATGGCAAGCTATTCCTAAATGCCACATTCGATGCAGATAGTGTATTGACAATAGTTGGCATCAAGCCTCTTGCTTTCACAGGAAGTGGTGCCAGTGAGACTATTGCTCTTGATAGTCCACATACTTATGTCCTCTCGGCTCAGGCAATATGCTGGCTCTGCTCTCAGAAAATTAGTTCCGCTGGTACTCAAGATGTTGCTCGCTGGACTGCCCTAAAGCAGCAATGGGAAGCAGAACTTGCCACTAGGAAAATTCAGTATCCCATGAAACCGCCTGATGGGACAATAATAAGTGGACCAGGACTTACTGTATGATAATAGTTGTGATGCCAAAATCCAAGCAGCATAGTGCGGAGTATTATAGTTCTGGTACAAATGCACCAATCCCGCAAAATCACAGCAACTTAATGCTCGACCCATCTAAGCCTATCATGTGTGCGCCAAAACGCAAGTTCAGCACAGAAGAAGTTGGTATCTATTTTCGCAAGCAGGGTGGATAATGACTGACAGATATCCAATAGGTGAAGTCCTAGCTTCTGGCTCAAAGGTAGTTGTTACCAATAACTATAGGCCTGATTGGGTATGGAAGTACGTGTCAGGCGGAGAAGGTGGTTATGATGAAGGAGCGGAGGCTAACTTAATCACCGGCAACTTTTTATTTGATATTGCTGGTGATAGCTTTTCCGAAGAACCTGATTCTGCTTGGTACTTTTGGGACGATGATGCTGAACGAGAAAATATAGCTTGGCAGGTATTTACTCCAGCATCTTCGCAAACTATAACGCAAGTAAAGCTGGGATTATGGGATGATAATACTGATTCGTGGTATTGGGTAACAGTAACAATATCCAGCTTAGACGTAGTTGCCGGTAGTTATTATTCAGTATTAGTTTATGGCTCCTATGTAGAAAGTTCTCCAAATGTATATACATGTACTATACAGGTGGAGATTAAAGCTGCTGGTGTCATATCTGGCATAGTTGAAACTCTCCCAGCTACTAGAGTCAGCAATCTAAATGCGACTCTTAATGGCAACTATCCGGGTTCCCAATCCGCGCAACTATATGTTGAAATACGGATTGTGGGTTCGAGTGCTGACCCTGTAACTTTTTTTGTAAGGATTGGAACCAACTTATCTTTTTCATCTTGCATCGCAGGACTAACTCCGCTAACATTATACTCGTATAGAGCCATTGCTAAGATTGATTCTACGTCATATTATGGAGAATGGGTTACTTTCACAACAATAAATGAACCGCTATATCCTATAATACCAGATGAGCCAACTTATACAACTGACCCGTCAAAGTTTGCACTGGTACCAAAAAGAAAATTAGACTTATAGGAGAGTGAACATGCAGCCCGATTTAATCATACTTGTTATAACTGGACTTGTAACTGCATTGGGCACCATGGGTGGTGTTATGATAATTGTTACCAAGAAATTAAATGATGCACCACAATCAAATGGGCGGAAGCGTTTTGACAATGGTATTCAGAAACAAATGGACAAGAGCGATGAAACTGCTGTCTCTTTATCCACACGATTTGATGCTCAAGTCCGTGACTGCAATGCCAGATGGTTATTGGGTGCTCATAATGACGGAAAGATTGATGCTTATATGGCCGAGATTAGAGATAGGTTGACCAAGATAGAAAACAGGTAGGTGTAACTATGTCCGATATTCAATTAACCATTGATGGCATAACTCGAAATTTCGACCTTGCCACTGAACAAGGCAAGAAAGCATTTGCCATAGTTGAAGAGCCCATAGTTCCTCTGAAGGCAGCTTCAGATGTGCCGGGATATGGAGACCTTCCAGCAGAAAAAATCCTTGCCTTTGCGCAGAATAATTGGCGTGGAGGAATGGGTCAGAAAAATAAATTCCTTACCCCAGACATGTATTCCGAAGGTGACTGTATTGATACAAGAGAACCAAATTCAGTTATTCTTGGACCAAACATAAATACAATAGGCGCGATAAATGATACAATCATAGCGATGGAGTTCTTTCTTGAGCGTGAGTATGCGGCTAGTACCACTAAAGTCTATCGCCTTAATGCGGGCAGTACAACATGGGACTTGGTACTAACTATTTCTGGAGACACCATTGAGTGCCTGTCGCAGTATGATGGCAAGATATTTGTAGGTCTTACTACTAACAAATATAGGTATAGTGCAGATGGAACATCATGGACTACATGCACTCTTGACAATGCCATCGCCCATCAGTTCTGTGTATCGCCAGCGTTTAGCGGTACCAAGGATGTCTTTGTCCTTGCCACTAGACCCAACATTGTGCGCACTTCGCTTAGTCCACTAAATGCAGGAACAGGATGGAGTGACCCACCTTACTATGTAGGCGATGAGAATAGCGATATTACCAGTCTCTTTGTTCTCAATGGTACTCTCTTTATCGGCAAAGAGGATGGCGTCTATGCACTTGGAACTGATGGCAGACCAGTAGCCGTTATGCCAGAATATCGTCAGAAGCGAGATACAACTAACTTCAAGTTCTGGACCATGTGGCAATCTGTATTCTACGGTTCACTCTCAGGCGATATAATTGAGATAGTAGGTGGCTCCAGTTCCCTATTCTCAGTTGACTTTGTTGGACCACTTGAGAAGTCGCCCGAACTAGCCTTGATAGGTTCAGTAAAAGGATTGGCAGCGGACGACAAGAATGTCTATGCGCTTTTGCTGGTTGGTTCCAGCTATATAATCTATGCTGGCAGAGAACGCAGAGACAGTAAGTATGGTCTCAGATGGGAATGGGTTCCATATGCCAACCTCTCGACTAATGCTTGCGGCACCATCAAAGTTATGCAGAGGGATGGAGTTAATCCTAAGCTGTGGTTTGCATACGGTACCAACATGGCAAACATCATACTTTCGAGAAGTCCTAATTTTCCTATAGGAGATTCCAACTACAGATTTACTTCCACAGGATACTTTATTACCAGCTACTTCGATGCGAATTATGAAATATGGTCAAAGATATTCTATCAATTATGGCTAGTCACCGAAGGGATTATCGCAAACCATCAGTATGTCAAAGTGTATTACCAAATAAACACAGAACCAGATTGGCACATATTATCAATGGTTGATTTATCCGGCACTTTAACATTTGACTTGTCTTCCATATCTTGTTATAGAGTGCGGTTGAAGGTCGAACTTTTTTCGGACAGTACAACTCTGACTCCCGTACTCAAGATGTTTATTTTGCGTGGGATTCTACGCCCAGAGATTACCCGCTCGATTGATTTTGCTATTGTACTTGGACAATCAGATACCCGTAAGGTAGCAAGCGATTTGGCGTTCATTAGAACTGGAAGAGTTGCATCTGAGCCAATTACTCTCAAGGATTTGAGGTTTGGAACCACTCGCTACATCACATTCCTGAGTAACTCTCCTATGGAAATGGAAGACATTGACGAGGCTTCCAAGCAGCCAAGTTATAAGGCTAGGATTTTGGCACAAGAGCTTAATTGGAGTCCTCTATAACAATAATCTCTCCGCAATGTGGGCAATACTTTTCTTTCGCAGTACGTCTATTGACTATACTCTTGCACTCTGCGGAACAGTATATTCTGGCTTTCCTGTATGTCTCAAATTTTGTGCCACATTCTACACATTTCTTTTCCAGCAATTCCCTGTTGATATAGAAAGACTCTTTGCTGGCTCTACATTCTGGGCTACAATATATCTGGAAAGAGTGTTCAGTCTTGAAATTTTCTCCACAAGCAGGACATCTTTTGACTCGTAAATCAGGCATTTTTTCACCTCTCTAAATTTTGATTTTTATGCTTTGTAGAGTGCTGGACATAGATTTAGACACAAGCGATTCTAGAAACCGCACAGATGCTTTATAGAGAGTATGACCTGTACGAGTCAATCCTTCCGAATGAATCATTTATACTCCGCCTTGACTAAATCGCCCCATGACTTGCCCACTTTGAGTTCGAGAGGCGTTTCAAATGGAGCGCAGCCTGACATAAGACTGGCAGGTGGATAGTCACCATCATAGACCAACTCGTCATGTACTTGGATTCTCAGGTCATACTTCTCAGCTTTGACCATCATCTTCTTTACAATTTCGGCAGCAGTACCTTGTATGGGCATATTAAAAAGTTCTCGGATAACGGCTTCACCAGTTCTAGGTTCAGCAATTCTATACGGGTCGCCATAACGAACTCTGCCATAAAGAGTTGTAACGTAACCATACTTTATTATCTGCTGTCGTTGGGATTCTATGTAGTCTCGGATTCCAGTGTATGTCTGGAAGTATCGGTTCCTAAAATCATGTGCTTGCTCCATCGAGATTATAATGTTCTGCTTCTTGGCGTTCTCGATTATGGTTTCTTCTGCCCCCATATATGTCACTGCAAAATTCAGAGTCTTGGCTAATGTTCTCGCTGTCTTTGGGTCAGAGACATTTCCTGCAATGCCCATGCGATTCATTGTGTCGGCATGAATGTCCATGCCTGACTCGAAGGCGGCTAACATATTTTTATCTTGAGCCATATAAGCGATAACTCGCAGCTCGATTTGGCTAGCATCAAGACTGGCAAAGTAATTGTCTGCCAAGAAAACTCCTCTGAAATAGTGAGGGATATTCTGCATGTTGAATGGGTTGGAAGATGAGAGTCTTCCAGTTACCACTCTCGTATTATTATAATGAGTATAGGCTCTGTCTAAGCCAAGTAGTGGAGTAGCATAGGTGGATAGCAATTTCGCCTTCTCTCGGTAGTGAAGTATGGAATAGGCTAATGGGTCATCCACTTGATTGAGGGTTTTCTCGTCAACTTTTAGTTGTCGTTTGGACTTTGTGTATGGTAGCCTCCAGCCTTTCTGAGCCAGAGCAATGCCGACTTGCATGTTGGAATTTGGGTCACAGCCTTTGGTCTGTATTAACTGCCGCATGTATGAGGTATCCCTTTCCAATTCCGTATAGAACTCATTGACGGATTCCTGATTGACAAGTACGCCCATGTCTTCCATATGCCTCAAGATGTGGACAATATCACGGTCAATGAAGTAGCTGTCCACTTGATTCTGTTGAAGTTCGTACCAGCACCAGAGAGTAAGGCTTGCATCAATACAACACTTTTGAATTGTATAGTCTGGGTCAGAGTTATAGATGTCCAGCATAGTGCCGCCTTTGGGATACTTCAATGTTAGGAACTTATCGGGAATTGGTGCGCAGTTCATGTGCTGCCCAAGAGTGTATAGTTTCTGCGGCATATTGAGGGTGTATGCCAATATCTCGCTGTCCTCGAAGTTGGTTTCATCAATCCCATAAGGCTCAAGTACATCGAAGTCGAATTTGGAATTATGGAAAACCTTAGTGACATTTGGATTTCTCAATATGCCAAGTGCGGTCATGAATACTGGGCTATCCTCTTTGAACCAGACGGCATAGTAAGGTGATGGAGCTATTGCTAGCCCAATCATAGACTTGTCTTCCAGGCTGACGGTTTCGGTATCTACTCCAATGATTGTTGCTGATTGCAGGTCTTGGAGTATCTGACCGAAGCCGCCATCTGGTAGAGTGCCATATGCTTCAACAGTCATTACTTATCCGCTTTCTTTATTATGTCATTGATTAGTCCTTCTACCATTCTCTCAGCCTCGGCTCGCAAGTCCTCTGGAGTCAGGTCTTCCAAATTACCAGTGAACTTTGATTCTTTGGGCTTCTCGCCCTCTATTATGGTGCCAGCAAGTTCTGCCAAGCTATGCAGATGCTTCTGCTCCCGTGTTACCATGTCCTTTTTGTTGTGACCAATCCTCTGTTTACGATTCTTCTTGGTCATCTTTTTCCTCCGTATTTGCTACGTCAAAGGCGCAGTCCACGCAATAACATTCATTGAAGATGGTCTGGACTAAGTGACCATTTGCCGAGTCTTTGCCACAGATTTTGCATTTCATAGTTTAACCTCTTGTTTCTCCATATAATTCTACAGCTTCGGGGCTGTAGTAATGGTACCATATTAGTAGAAATACTTGGAATACTGTTGACTTATCTGTCAGTTCTGGGAATTTCATAAATTCTCCCGCAATTCCAGCAAAGGTAGTATTTGTGAAGGCGGATGCAGTTGCGGCCACAGTTAGAGCATTTCATCATAAGTCCTCCCAGTCACCATCCCATACTTTATCTGGTGGAATGATTCCTGCATCTGGTATATTATTTTCATCTTCTAGGAAAGTAAGAGTTTCCCATAACATGTCACGTATTTTGGCAATATACTGTATCCTTACTATCAATCCTGATGGACTTATTTTTTTGTCATTTCTCAATGCTTCAATAATGGTGTCCCCATAATCATCTGCCTTGTCTATTAGAGTATGAAGTTCATCCAATTTTTCATTATAATTTATCATAACGGTTTCCTCAAGATTATTATATCTTCCGTAATTACATGAGGTATGCCGGGGTTCTGTGACCAAGCTATCTGAAGTCTTAGACTGGGTTTGGCTTCTCTCTCCCACCACTCATACATTTCAAAGCCAAGTTCATAGCAGACTTTGACGTTATCGGCTGAGTATGGTTCGATGCCTCCAAATCCTCGAAATGCAGCGGACTTGGTATTTACGCTGTCCTTTGTTATGGTACACATGAAGCCACCGGGAGGAAGTGAGTCGAAGATTCCACGATAGATTTCCTTCATGGCTGTGACCAAATTAAAGTAACTCAGGTCGGCAAGTTGGGCACGATTGTGACCGTAATCTCCAACGAATGTACCCGACTCTGCCCCCATTTTCGCAACCGCTGCACCACCCTTACTGATGTTGACCGAGTAAGGCGGAGAGAAAATGCAGTGGTCTGCTCTTTGGGGCAGAAACCTTCTGGCGTCTCCGTGGTGCAGTACAAAAGTCCCAGTCGGTTTATGATTCTGGTTAAGGAAAGCCCAAGAAAGTTGCTGAGTTTCGACATGATGCGCCTCCAGTTCAATGTGAATTACGTTGCGACCAAGTAAAGTTGCGAACATGTTGCTGCCAACTCCGCTAGTTGGGTCAAGGATTGTGTCGCCAGGCTTTGTTAGGTACTCAATTAGCCATGCTTGCATAGGCAAGTTAGCTTTTGCTGGATGCCCTTTATCGGCACCAGAGAAATACTTCTTGCGAAGGTCAACGTCACTTGGAAACTTTATTAACTTGCCTTCGGATGGGACGTCCATGTTTAGACTTTCAATGTGAATCATTGTTTAACCCCCAAAGACTGCTTGAGGGATTGCCACTTCATAAAAGCACATGGGTAAACTTCGCAATTAAGTTCTGTGCAAGGTTCAATATCAGGGGCATAACAAGGCGGCTCATTCATAAGTGCATCTACTGTTTTGGCCCACCACTTATCACGGGCAGCGATGGACTTGGCATCCTGGGCTTCAAATAAAGGCCAAACAATACCCTCAGATTGAAACTTGGCTACATCTAATCGTGCAATAATGTCATATATTTCCTGCTCACTCAGTAGCCGTTCATTATTCATAATGCACTCCTTCCATCCCTAAGCTCAATCTCCACAGGAAATGTGAACTCCAGATTCTTTACTTCCCGCTCAATGTACCTTGCTATAGTACCTGCCATACAAGGTTTCCCAGTGGCTATCTGCTCTGCTGTTGCCCAATCGCAGAGAATAATCTGACGGACACCAAGAGTATCGTAGGCTTCCACAATGAAGTCTCGAATCAGAGTCCAGTTGTTGTCCATTATCGTCTCACAGATTCGCTCCATACTATCCTTACTCACGCTCTTACTGGCAGAGGGAATGACCATGTACGTCAATGTCGGGTAGGCACAGAGTTTCGGAGTATGTTTATCAATGGACATCTTCATGCCTTCCATAGTCATGCTATCCCGAAAACTTGTAAAGACTATTTTCATTGGCTCAGTTGATTTCATATCCATGCTCCTGTAGTGCCAGCTTTAGGCGGTGCATTTCTGTTGGTGATAAGCTATCAATGCTCTTGCCGAACAGTTTGAACCATACCCAATCAAGGGTATCCATTATGCCTGTATTCGATTCCATTCCCAAGTCCAGTATTAGCTGCTTTTTCTGAAAGTCCAATAGATACTCTGACTCGTTGATAATTTTGGTTGCTTTATTCATTTCACTCCTTTAATCGCATTTATTATTCGTTTGGCTGTGGCGAGACCAACTCCGCTGCACTCGTAGGTAATGGATTCTGGTTGCAACTGCATGATGTCATACAGGCTTCCAAGTTTCTTTACCAATTCCTGAGCAGTTTTCTCGCCAATGAAAGTTCCCTTGTCGTCACGGATTCCCATGAGAGTCTCAATCATGGGGTTACTCTGCCACTTGATTGCCTTTGTGCGGACATAATGCTTGAGCAAAGTGTGTTCGGTCTTTTGGCTATTATCCACAAATGCCTTCAATGCCCAAGCTGTGCCTTTGATAGTAGAGGTATGGTAGACTGAGATTCCCAGCTTGTCGAGTTCCCATAGATATGCCATGATGTTGTTGTATTTGGTACCACTGATTTTTGTTTGCCTGAGATACTTGTCCGTTTTGCCCTGCTCGTAGATGGCGATTTCGCCTCCATCAAGAGGGACAGCTACGCCTTCGACCAAGAGTCCAACTTCATCTGCATGATTGGTAGCCGTTCTTAATTGCTTCTGTAGCCTGTCCAGACTATTCAGCAAATCAAGCCAAGATTTCCTCTCGATAGTAATTGAGTGCCCGTCAATGGCGGTCCAGTAATAGTCCGACAAACCCTGCTGAACCAAATTATGCCTTGTCACTTGCATAAAAGCGGAGAGTAGGTGTTCCATATAATCAGGTTCAAAGACATCAATTACTATGTGTGCCATATTAAGTCTCCATATTCATCTTCTTGATTCCATCAACCACTTGATTCAGCTTAGTAAAGTCTGGCTCAAGTATTTCGACACCAAGTGCATCAGGCGGATTGGGTGTCAGGATTCTCGCAACTGTCTTGAGCTTTGGAGGCTGCAATTCTTTGCCAGTGTTTGGGTCTACATTAGTATTCCGTAATAGTAGCTGCAAATTGTAGTCCACAAGGTAAGGTATCTCGCCAAATCCAGCATGAGTTTTCTGCCCAGACTTTACAGATTCCTTGCTCATTGAGCCATCAGGGTGCTGGACAAATTGCTCCGAATATACGTCAGTCTCATAGTGGCTTATGATTAGTAGCTTGCCAGCCTGCCTTGCTGCCATTATCTTTGCCCTTGTACGGGAATTTGGAATACGATATTCCATCTGCTGTAACTGATGCCGATTCGGCTTATTCCTTTTGACATAGTTTTCCAGATACTCATCCGCATTAAGGCGGTGCATCTGTGAACCAGTATCTATGAATAGGACTTTGACATTTGGGTCAGCCAATGCCTGCTCATAAATCCTCTCGAACTCTGCCCACTGACGAGTTATTGCGCCAGAACCCATTGTCCAAGTAGGGACTTCTGCGAATTGGACAGATTGAATACGCTCAACTATCGCAGGTTGAAATCTCCAAATCGCTCTCTCTCTGCCGAGGTCGAAGTCGAAGTGGACAAGTATGCCTTCCGCAAACGACTTGATTGATGAGAAGCCAAACGTAGTCTTGCCTGTTTTTTCCAGTCCATGATATGCTATAACTTGGCTCATTTTAATTTCTCCAGTTTGCCTGTCTCCAATCCTCTCTTGTATCCTGCCATGTACGAGGCTTGGGCGACTAAGACGAGAGCATCCATAGTTCCAGAACTAAGAATAGTCAGACTGGAACCGCTCATGATATATCTATACATTATAAATGCAAGCAGGTTGTGTACATGTGGTTGAGTTACCAATTCCATTAGGTCTTTGTCAGATTCGACCCACTCTAGCAGCTTTTCAAATTCCGCTTTAGCTTGTTCTTTTGTCATTTTGTCCTCAAGTTGCAGTGGATTAAGCTGTCTCCATATCTGCACATTTTACATTCCCAATCCTTGCACCATTTAGTTTTCTCAGGCGGCTTCTGGTCAGCGAATGAACCAATAAGAACTGTTCTTCGCCACATCAGGAAGTCCCAGTTATCCTGCAATTCTTTTTCTGTGAAGGTGAATTTAACTGCCAGTATCTCAGGGAATGGCGGCTTGTAGTTTCCCATCAGATGCACAACAGAGAGTCCATACTCTAACTTCTTTTCCGCATAGCAGTAGCCTTGAATCTGTTGCATCCAGCTCTCAGGAAATTCCCGCTCTCTGGTTTTGCGACTGCCCATCCTTGTAGTTTTCAATTCTGCGGGCAAAGAGCCTGAGTACCAGAAGTCAGGTGAGTAGTCCACACCTTCGCATGTTCCCGGCTTTGCTCGATTTTCTTCTGGGACAATAACACGTTCAAGACCAATGCCCAGTGCCATAGTCAACGCTGCTTGTTTGTCGTATGGTAGTGGCATTATTCTTGTATAGTATGAAGCGGTCAGGCAGTATATCAATTCTGTTAGATGGATACCAGCTGACCTTGGTTCAGTAGTCATGTCCCAGACACGCTTTGTTATCCACTCGTATGTCTTGTCAATAAGTTCGGGGTAGTCGTGGATTTCCATTAGGATTCCATCCTTTCATCTATAAGTATTTCCAATGATGCTATTGAAGAAGCAATCTTGTGGATTATACATCCAACATGACTTGCTCGTGTGTCGTTAATGAACCATTCACATGCCGAATTGCATTTAAGCCCAGTTTCTCCCGATTCCAATGGGCAATATGTGTCCTTTCTTACTATGCCTGCCATATTTTTATTCTCCTACTTTATTGTGCGTGGTTCCAGTATGCGCACCCCACTTGATTTCTACCAGTTAAGAGCTTCGGCTTCCTGTACTGGTGCTACAGTCTTTGGCGCATCTGCTACCATGACCGAGTTGAAAGTGTTGGCAATTATGCCCTCTAATATAGCTACTCGACCATTAGCCATATCTAAATGAGCAGTAAGGTCGTCATTGGCTTTCAGTTCCCTTGCCAGTTCAGATCTCGCCTTGTCCAACTCTGACCTAAGAGTGACTATCTCCATTCCCAAACCCTGTACTTTCGCAATGGTCTGGTCAGAGCCATCAACTGAGGGCAGTTTGGTTACTGGTGCGCCAGCTATTCTCTTGTCTTTCTTCTTTCCGAACATACTTGATTATCCTCCAATTTATTTTACTACGCTATTACGTTGAACTTGCCATCTGCGCCAAGGACTACCTGACCGCCAGCTTTCAATCCGACAATAAAGCTCTGGTCAAAGATTGAGTTTGTGAACGCCGAGTCCGCCTTGATTTTGTCGTCAACAAGAGCGACGCCCAAGAACTCATTGAGAGTTTTGCCGTGGAGTAGCTTCTTGGCTCTGACTGCTGCCGTATCAGTAGGTGCGACTATGGGCGAAAAATTTCCTGTGGGTGCTGGAGCAGCAGTCGTTTGCGAAGGTGCTGCCGCTGCTACTGGCTGTGCATACTGAGGTTGCGGAAAACTCTGCTGTTGACCGCCAGCCTGTACGATTCTGACGAACCTCCACACATCACCCTTGAATTTCTGTCCAGTCTTTTTGTCCTCGCCATAATCCTCTTCTTTCTGGCGCAGCTCATAGCTTTTGCCGATTAGGTCTGCTTTGGCTTCATCAAGGCTGGCTGCGTTCTGTGCCAAGCCAAGTGTCTTTGCGCTACCAACATGACGACCCCATCCAGAATCCTCACGCTCTGAGTATTTGATTGGCAGGTCGAGAGTAGCCCACGGCCACGGTGCCGGCGACTCAAGAATCTGTACTTGGTCATACTTCTCTTGGACTTGATAGTTGCCAAAGTTATCAGGCACAAAGAGGATGTCCGTCAGCCTGCCAATGAAGCAGACTACTGGAATCTTATTGCTGCCACCTGCTGATAGTCCGCCCCACTTTACCACTGAGGGCATAGGTGCTGGACCATGAGGCATAGGTACTGGCATGCCCGGTGCGCCATAGGAAGGTTGCTGTGGTTGCTGTTGTCCGTAAGTCATTTTTCCTCCAAATTTTAATTTACTTTTTCCGCTTTAATAAAAGCTATCTGCTTCTCCACCTCCGCCAACTTCGCATCTAATTCATTCTTGTCACCTCCATTCTTTTTTAGATAATATCTCTTGGCTCTGAGACGATTCAATGCGGCTTTCTGTTCTGGTAACATTCTCTTTGCCACAAAATCGTTCTCGAAGAACCAGTCGCTCGCTGCTTTTTGCATGGTTTCCAAGTAACATGCAAAATGTAATCGGCGGAGGAAAATATGGGACTGCCAGAAGGCACTGCCCATCATAATCCTCTCACCTGCCACTATACCCTGCTCGCAGTGATGGCATTTGCCATACCGCTTCTGATATGCTGGCTTGTAGACCATTGCGAATGTGAATTTCATAATGAAGCTATCCAGTTCTCATAATTCGCATCAATCTCGATGTCCTTTGGAGCTACCAGTAACGGAACTCTCTGACAAGTGCAGTCTTGGGCTTCTTCACCACAATACTTGCAGTAGACTTTGGGTTGCGTCCAATCTCTATTCATCTTTTTCTCCTTCTTAATCGTTAATCCAATCTATTTGTGGATTTCCTTTATAAGTTTTATTCCATATAAACCAAGCATAGGCAATCGTTCCTCCAGTAGTTACTATTACATCTTTTGGATGTAGTGTTTGTCTTTTGCAGAAAACCAGTACCCATTCCAATGGTAAACTCTTAAACATTTGGTATCTTCCTTGGCTTTCCAAGAAATTCAACCTCAAAAACATAGCTACTTTTTCAGAAGCTAATTTATTGGCTTGTCTAACAAACTGTTCAGCCAATTTATAAGGTGGATTAGTAATGATATTTGGGACTGATAGCATAGAGTTTGCCTTCAAAAAATCATCGCCAGTAACAATATCACTTCCCATAGATGGATTATACTGTTCCAAAACTCTTAGCATATCACCGTCTCCACAGGCTGGTTCCCATATTATTCCTTCAAATTTTATACGCTTCATTAGACTATGGGTAGCAGATGATGGAGTAGCATAGGAGTCCAGTTCTGATACATTACTACGATTGCCTGCCAAATTTCCAGATGGTATGTTGCTCATGGTACTACCTCAAAGGTTGCCAGTTGTCTATTCAATTTTAAGTTTATTGGCTTTACAATATCTTCCGCATGTCGCAGTTCAAATTCCAATCGAATCTTATCTTCGGCTACTGGTACCAGACTAATGATAGAATCTACCCATTGTGCCAGATGATATACGCCTGTCATTTCTTGTGAGCCCAAGTCTACGACTCCAGCCTGAACCACTTTCGACTTTCTTGTGTGGTGACAGATGAAGATTGAGACTCCATAATTCCATATCATCTTGTCGCAGAAGTCGGTAGCTGCCAATACTGACTCCTCATTAGTCGCTCCTGCGCTCAGAATCTTCTTCAATGGGTCAAAGATAATTAAGTGTGGCTTGTGTACCGCAATCAACTTCTCAACTTCTGCCTGCCCAGTAGGTGTGTCAACGCGGACTCCCATAAGGTCACTTACAAGGCAGAGGTTACTGGTCAAGGTTATCCCATTACCTCTTGAGAATTTCTTGAGGCGTATTTGCCAGCTCTTATGTCCCACTTCAAAATTCATATAAAGAACCTTCTTCTGATTGGTCTTGAAGTTGAGCCATGGCTGACCATGTATTACTGCCATTGCAAGCTGGTTGAGCAGTAAACTCTTGCCTTTCTTTGGTGGCCCAAACATAATCGCCTTCATAGCTGTTGGCATGATACCCCCGCTGATTATATACGGTGGCTCAGGGAAATTCTGGAGCAGATAGTTTGCTCCATCGTATACATCGACCATTTATTTATGACCTACCACTTAGCCGACCCAGCATAAGCACTAACTAAATCTTCCACTCCTTTTTCTGACAGTTCTTCAATGACAGGCTTGGACAATCGCATGTAGCCATTAGGCATTATGACTACATTTATCCAGCCTCTCTTTATCCAGCGATAGATTGTTGAGTACGATATGCCGAGTATTCTGGCTGCCTCTTTCGGCGTTACTGTTTGTTCCATGTTAGCCTCCAATATTTCCTAACTTTGCCTGTTGAACCAGTATCTCATACAGAGCATCGGGGAAGTCAGCGAGTCCATCTAGCTTTCGGAAGTTCAATCCCGGCAGGTCATAGTGCTTGGTCACACGACCCCATATCAAGTTGACCAGTTGTATTCCCCGCTTCTGTAGTACCCAGTGAGCATTCCAAGGCTCTTGCCCGTAATTATGCTCGCCGTCTGTCAAGTGTATGACTAAGCCATTCTTCTTCATCCCAAGCGAGACACCTACAATCCCAAGTCCCGAAGGTGTCGAACCTATTGGGTCGAAGTGATGTACCAGTTTGCCCTCGTCCAGCCTAATTAACTGTATATTCCCAATATTCCCATCTTGATAGTATCCCCAAACTTCTGCATTTGCCAACATCTGCAAGGCTCCAGCAGCTTGTAGAACACTGGTAGCTTGGGTTCCACTCATAGACCCACTAAGGTCAATCAGGATTCGAGTATTTGGGAACCCATCAGGAAACTTGTACTTGAGGGAGAATATCCGCTTGTCAGTTCCTACTCTTGCCAAATGCCTCTTGTCAATGTGTCCATACTGTTCCCCGTGCATAGTGCGGGATTGTAGCCGTTTCTTAATCGTCAAAATTCTTGACAGTTTCTTGCATAGATTGGAATTTGGCTGTATAAGCTGGCTCTTGGACTCTCGACTTCTGATAATAGCATTGGAAAATTCCTGCTTACCACTAAGTTTTGAGAACTCATCGAGAATTTGGCTCGTTATGTCCTCACGGTTGTTTTCCATAGCCTCTCTAATTGCATCAGCCAAGTCGTCAGATATTCTGTCACCATCTTTCTCTGTTAATGGCGCTTTCAGTTCTCCATCATCATCTTCGTCTCCAGTAACTTCATCTCCATCTTCACCTTCCGTTCCTGACGATAGCCCACCGCTTCCCGCCTTTTTCTCCTCAGAATCTTCCTCTCCATCTTCTTCATTCTCCTTCTCAGAATCGTTGCCCCATTCCTTTGACCAGTCCTCAGTTTCCTCAGATGGCTCGGTAGTGTTGGTTCCATCAGTGTTGTCACCAAGTTTGTCCTTTTCCGGCTGAGTTGTCTTTGGCTCTTTAGGTGGTTCTGGTCTCATGAAGTCCTCTTTAAGTTGAGTCCAGTAATCAAGGTATGCGCTGGCTCTTTCATCGTATCCATGGTCATTACGTAGCCAACCCGTAAGAGCAGCCAGTAAAGACATAGGTGCGTCCATCTCAGTAGGCAAATTGAGCAGTTTATCGGCTTTGTGGAGTAAACCATACTCAACCCACAATTCCATCAACTTATGCTCTTTGGCTCCTCTTGACTGAGCAGAAGCCCAATTAAAGAGCGCATCGCCATAGTCTTGCAGGGCTGGATTCTGAGCCAATCTTGATTCGATAGCTATGTCCTCGCCCACATTCACAAACTCTTTTAGAATCAGTTTCTCGTTTTGTGGCAACTGATAAATCCTGCTTTGAAGTGAGCGCCAAACTGCATCTGTCTGGATTTGCTGATGCCCAACTTCGTGCATGGTCAAGCCGACCAATACGTCAAACTTCTCAGGCGGGATTGGAGCCTCAGTAAATAAGCGACCTCCACCAATGTGAACTTCCTTATCGTCCAAGTCTATCCCTGCACCAATACTCTCAGAGCTAAAGTGGACTTTGTAATCGCTTGGAAGTCCAGAAGCACCAGCCACCTTTCGCAAGGCTTTTAGTGCTTGGGCACCTTCGACTGCCATAATCGAGCTTTTGTTGATACGCCAGTTATTACTTCGTGACATGGCAAATCTCCATTATCTTCCTAACAAGTTTGTTCATGGTCTGGTCTTCCATCTCAGGCAGAAGTTCTTGGAGCAGCAGTTCGAGTTTGGCTCGAATATCTCTTTTGTATTGTAAGTCGTCCATCATAGCACCACAAAAGAGCTGTCATTAAGTGCGCCATTTATATGATTCTCGCCACGTAAGTCCAGATGCAGAAGGATTGTTTCCAGCTTGTCTTTGTCCAAAGCGACATTGCTGACCACTGCTCCTCTGAGGTCAAGTCCTGCGACCATCAATTCAGCCATCATAATGACCTTGCGGGTTGAGACATGAATTGGGTCCTGCCCGTCATACCTCAGCTTATTGACGAAAGCCAGTAACTTATTTGCCCATTCGTCAGTAATCCCCGTTTTTACAGTGACGAGCATGGACTCCTGCTCCAGTGGCAGGTAATCCAGACTGAGAATGTGGAACCTATCTTTCAGTGCCGCATCGAGCGGGTCAATTCCCGTGTACTCAAAACCCTCATTGAGAGTGGCGATAAAGACGACCCCATCTGCCACCTTAATAGCTCCAAGTTGCTCATGCACCAATTCCCTGCTATCGTCCAGTAAAGGGAATAGGTCATTCAGAGCCTTGGGTGACTCTGGCCGATTCAACTCTTCCAAGTGTATCAGTACATTTGGAGTCTGCACGGCTTTTGGAAACGCACCGCTCACAAACTTAGTTTCGCCATTGATTAGTTCATAGCGGCCCATGAGTTGTCCAGTTTCCTGCAATGAGCCTATAGGTACTGGAATATAATCATCGAACCCAAAGTTCACCGCAATCTGGCGACTACATTCTGACTTGCCCATACCATGTTTGCCTTCTATGAGGATATTGACTGGATGGGCAGTTCGAGTCGCCATAATCGACTCTATCATACTCTTGTTGCCTTGGCTAATGAAGTACGGTTTTTTGGTCGGTATCATATTCCCAACTCCTTGCCTGTCCACTCAGCTTGAACATCTTGCCTGTCCAGTGATTCCTTGTCGTCAGTAGGCATCTTGACCCCAAGACACTGATGCCAGAACTTTTCAACCTTGAATCTGCCATATTCCTGCTGTAGTGCTTTGATAAAAGCAAACGCCACTTCATGCTTAGAATTCTTGGTCTCGTCCAGACCAGCTACCACTTTTGCAATTAGCTCATATTCTTGACGGGTCATAATAATTTTCTCCATCTATTCGATTTATTTTACGGGGCAATTTTACGTGTTGAATAACGGGCACTTCTTACAAATTGAGTGTGGTGGATGATTGCGCTTTGTGCAACCTTTACGAATTTCTTCCATTCATTTTGCCTCCAATATCTTATTTACTATATCGTCCGCAATCGACCTGCTTACGGCTGCCTTGTCAGCCCAATACTGCGCTTCCCTCTTAGCCTTCTGGCTCATACATTCGGGGCAATGTAGCATTGGACCATTAGAATAAAACACATGTTTGCAAACTGGACATATCCACTCCATCTTTCCACTCTCCTTACAATTAAATTCTTGATGGTCTCGAATCAGTAATTCTGCCACAACCTCAGAGTAGGATTCACGGATATAGAGTCCACAATCAGGACAACTGACCTTCATATCCGTAACTCCTCCAGTAACTTCTCCTTCCACACTTCCCTCTGAGCGTCAGTGGTCTTTGGGCTTTCAACAAAAGGACTGAGCCTGCCATAAGTAAGCTCATTGTGAATTATCCACTTAGGACACTGGCAGTCCTGACTTTGGCATAGTATGCCATAACCGCCTACTCTTTGCGGGGTTCGATAACGGCAACCTTGACAACGTGGGTCCATATTAACTGACCTTCACTATGCTATCATATAACTTTGGGTCAATTTTATTATATAGGTCAACGGAACATTCTAAGCGGTAGATACTTGCAAAGCCCAATTCATCTATCTTCACCAATACATCACCTGAGTCAATGGAGTCCACTTCACCATTCGCAATCAATCCCTCTAAGTAATTCTGAACCAATGTATTGTCAATGCGGGCTGCCGGGTTGTGGTCGAAGTCCTGCGGGTATTGTACTGTCATTTTGTCCTTCATGGTACCATCCTTAAATTTATTTTTGGGCATATTCTGCCTCTGATATAAGTATATCATGCCCCACAACTATAGTCAAGCGTTTCTGAGGCTGTCTACGAGTCAATTTATTCTGACTCGTAAATTCTCCGCAACAACCTTCTGGCTCCAATCAGAATTTCCGCGCCGCATTTATGCCCCCAGTGTTAGAAGAGTCTGCCAATAAAACTCGCTATTTCCACTCTTGAATTTCTCGCATGTGACACAATAGAGAGCTTTTGAAGCTACACCACGTTCAATGCGCAAAATACGTAAAAATTTTACAATTCCCTTGTCAAAATCTCAAAATATTTTGCAATCATAGCTATCAGAAACTTGACAAGTGCATTGTGAGAGTGTAAAATGTATTTGAAGTCAATAAATTTTGACTCACAGGTGCACTTTAACAAAAGAATATATCGATTATTGACTCAATGTAGCAGTCAAAATAAAAACACGCTCATAATGAGGGTAAATTATTATGACAGTTATTGAAGTTACGGAACGCAAAGCTAATCTGGAAAATACAGTCAAGGAATCGCAAGCAAAGCTCAAAGGTTTGAAGCCGTTTTCCGATGATTTTGACAAGCTAATGAGCGAGTACCTCAAAGCAAAGAATGACTTGACCAAAATCGATGCAGAATTTGACAAGGCAAAGATTGATGAAGCTCAAAACGCAGTCAAGGAACAGTGCATCACAATAGGAACTACAATCTCAAAATTACTTGAAGCCTATAAGATTGCTGACCTCATTAAAGAGCCCGTCAAAACAGTTGTGTACGTTGTCGATAGTGAAGGCAAAGTATCAGTCAATATCAACAAGATCACAAAACTTGCTTCGAAGGGAACTGGTACTGGCAAAGTGGGTAAGGGACATGTTAAGATTGTAGATGCCCAAGGCCAGGAGCAATCAGTTACAGCCTTCATAAAGGCAAATGCTACAGCAGCAGAATTGACTACAGCAGCCTTCAAATATCCTCACACACAAGCCGATACAAAAGCAAAGTTTGATGAATTTGTGAAGGCTCACAATCTCACAGGTTTTGAGTACAAAATGCCCGTTGAAGCTACCACCGAAGAAACACAAAGCTAAATAGCTTGAGCGTGATTGACTGCTACATTGAGTCAATAATTATTGGGAATCTAAACTACTCATAAATAGGTATAATTTTATGAATCAGAATATGACAATAAATATCAGAATTGACACTGATGAGCTTGAAGCTCAAATACAGGAGTTATTGAAGAATGTTACAGTACCTTCAACGATAAGAGTAGACACAAAGCGCAGTCAATATGAGCGCAGACAATTTAGAATTGCGCGTCAACAAGAGCGTCAAGAATTGAATTTTGCGGTACCTTCAAAAGCTATCGAGCACAATCATATCGACTAATCAGAATGAGTAGACTCACTAATTATTGACTCATTATTTTGCCTATCCTCAATCCTCACATATGATGGTCCCATATCAAAAGCTCGCAAATATATATTAGCTTCAAATGCCGCAATCATAGCTTCAAATCACACTGACAAGTTTCTGATAGGGGATTTCCACTATTTACTGGGAGGCTAGGATGCCCATTTCAATTCCTGCACTCCGTACAGTGTTGGAGGATAGATGACTTGTGGGCCCGTGAGCTAGCCGACAGAGAGGCGAGATGGAGATAGTGGATATGGGATTTGCCTTCTGCGAGTCAAGAGGGATTCTATGCGAGTTTGAGTATATATATATGCGAGTTGAGCAGACTTTGAGAGTAGTCTATGAGTTTTCGAGTATTGTAAGCAGAAGGGCATAGAGGGCAAGGAGCTGGAGAGCGTACGAGTCAGGGAAAAGAGAGGTGGATTCACTCGCCATCGAGTCAGGATTTAGCCGAAAGGCAAGGTGGAAATGAAAACGTGGATTGAAGGCAGGGCTTTTTTTGACTCGTATAGCTTCAATAGGTCAATAGTGATTTTTTAATTATTGACTCGTAGCAAACTAGCACAAGTGTATGCTTTCTATGCGTTTTTAGTTATATACATAGTATATATATAATAATAAGACGTATAGAATCCTTGACATAATAATTCCCATGCAAAGCGTCCAGAACTGATTTGGCTATACTATTGACTCGTTGACTCGTAAAACTTGACAAGCGAGTTTCAGAGTGCTAAGATTAGAGCATGACAGAAAATGCTTTATTGATTGCGGCTCCAACTGTACTGGACGCCCTCAAGCCTTTTGAGGCTGATGATAACCACAAGGGTACTTTTTTGCTGTTGAGGGTGAGTGGTGCGGATAATCGAACTGCCTTGAAGTTGGTGAATCGGAAGTACCGTTCTTGGCAGGCGTGGCGCTCAACAGACGAGGACTTCTTGAGGCTGGATGACGCAATACCAGCTATGCAGGTCAGGTTTGGAGGCGAGGCACGGGTCATTCGAACGGCGATGCTGGATATCTCAATTATTGAGGCAGGGATTATTGTTTTCAATAAGATAATTGTCGGCGGTGGCAAAGGCGTGAGTTCAGACATGTGGGCATATGCGACAAAGCTGGCTGGTCTCCGTGTTCCTATGATGATGGCGAAAGAGGAGTCAGGGAATCCATGGGAGAAACTTGCCAACTCAATTCAGAACACTATGGTACAGCGAGAATTGGTCATCAAGGAGGTCAATGAGAATGGATTAGAGCGTTCAATAACGGCTAAAGAGATTACGTCTCCAAATCCCGAACAGCAAAGGCTGGCAGAATCAATCGTTGGGGACATCCTCAGCGAAATAAGAAACTAGGAGAAGGAAATATGGATTTTGATTTCACCACACCAGCTGGAATACAAAAGTTCATAATGTCACTGGTAGGCATAGCTGGTACAGTGGCATTGGCGTTCGGCATTGCACAGGAAAATATTGATGTGTGGGTAAAACTCATCGCCATACTTGCGCCGATACTTGCCTCACTCATATTTGCGCTGGTCAATCAGAGCGCCGCAAAAGGAAAGGCTGTGGCGGCACAGACAGCTTTGGAAACCAAGACCGAAATGATAAAAACACTTGCGATTACGGCACCAGAGGTTGCAATCGCCATTGCGGCACCTGAGACAGTGGCAATGGTAGCTCCCATCTCTCTTGTCAAGGATAGAATAAATATAGCACGGCAGACGTTCAGTACATGGGAGGGAGCCAAGGCACTACTGCTTGGGACTTTCAAGGAGCGTTTTGAAGCGGCGTTGCGGAGATTTGCCAGCATAGGAGGCACTCCAGTTGAAGTCGCTCGTCAGGCAATCGAGGAAGTGGTAGGCGTTATGCTGGACCAGAAAACTTGCGAAAAGCTGAGCCAGCAGCCGGGATTCCTCGGTGCAATGTCGAGCAAGGTGGACATCCAGATTATCTCCGACCTTTTCACAGCCATTGACAAGGAGCCAGCATTGGCGTATATGAAAGCCGCCTTCATGAAAAGAGCGATTTGGTACGCCGTGAAGTCCACAGTCGATGAAGCCGTGACGAGGGTGTATGCTGGAGAGGGCAACGAGAAAAGCCGTCTGGCATTGCAGGAATTTGGGTATAGTCCAGCCGAAGCAAGGAATGTACAGTTCAGCGGCTCCTATCCTATGGGTTTCGACCCTTGGGCCCGTGCAGGAGTTAGCTGGGAAACAATGGAAGACCTGTAAGGAGTTTCCATGACTGCGCCTAATACAGACTTGGCAACCAAGTTAGCCTTGGTCGAAAATCTGCTGTGGATAGTAGACAAGGATGCTACTATGCAGAGATTCAAGCTGAACAAGGCGCAGAAATGGCTGTTCTCGAATTGGTCTCACCGAATGATTCTGTGTAAGAGCCGTCAGGAAGGTATTAGTACGGCAATTCTGGCTCTGTTCTTCATCGAGGCACAACTCATACCGGGCTTAGTGGTAGCAATAGTCAGCCATGAGGAGTATGCCACAAGGCGACTGCTCGACAAGGTGGACATTTATCACAAGCATTTGCCCAAAGACATGCAGAGCAAGATGTTTCATGATTCGGACAACGAAAAAGTATTCGAGAATGGCAGCACTATGTATATCGGCACCGCAGGACAGCGAGCATTTGGGAGAGGCGACACAGTTCATCGAGCGCATATTTCGGAAGAGGCACATTATACGGATGCAGAAAAGCTCCTAAGTGGTTTGGCTGAGGCGGTGCCGATGTCGGGGTATTTGGTAAGGGAATCTACTCCACTGGGCGACAGTGGCTATTTTTATTCTTCCGTACAGGACTGCATAAATGGCGAGTCCGACTACAAGCTAGTTCCTTTCTACTGGTGGCTCGCAGACGACTATAAGATTGAGAGAGGCAGTGAGTTGGTAGCAGAAGAAGAACGTGGAGAGCTGGACTTCACGGGGAAAGAGATGGAACTCATGCTTGAGAAAGGCTTGAATGAAGACCAGATAAGATGGAAGCGTTGGAAGATGAGGAGTATGCGGAGCGACAATAAAGGCAACTTGTTTCCGCAAGAATACATCGAGGATTTGGAATCTTGCTGGCTTGGTCCTCCAGACAAAGTGTTCAGCGAAGTGGATGAGCAGCTTCAATCTTGGAGTCTCAAGTCCCGTGACCCAATCAAGCAAGACGGGATACTTGAGATTTGGCGAGAACCTGAACTTGGGGCGAGATATATATTCTGGGTTGACCCATGTGGCGGCGAAGGTGCAACAGGAAGTGACCCACATGATGGTGTAGTCTTGAAGCTAACGGCAGGCGGTCTTGAACAAGTCGCCGCTGTGCAGAGCAAGATGGAGCAAAAGTCATTTGCATATAAAGTGGCAGATGTTGCGACCAAATACAACAATGCCCTGTTGATAGTAGAGAGGAATGGAGTCGGCATTGGTGTCCTAAACTATCTGGTCAATGACATCGTTTACAAGAATCTATATCCTGAGAGGTCGGCTAATGGCGAGCTAACAGGAAAGTGGGGCTGGGTCACTAATCACAGCAATAAGGCGGGAATGGTAGGTGACACCATATCTGCAATAAGGAATGGGTCAATAGTAAGCTATGACCGCAAACTGATTCGGCAACTCAAGGCTATGGTCTACAAAGACGGCAAGATAATAAGCAAGATACATGACGACCGAGCAATGGCGTTTATGGGTGCCATCGCCGTCAGCCCACAACACTTCACAGGTAGTACACTGGCAGTAGGGGATTATGCCACATTCAGCAACAGGAGATTTTAATAATGATAGATAAAGACTGGAGACCTGAGAACTGGACCGCAATCAAGATGAAACTTGAAGAGACTCCTTTTGTCTGGGGTACAGCGATGCGTTATAGAACCCACGCAGAGCAGGTCATTGAGGCAACCGCAAGCCGTATTCTTGAGGAGTTCTTGAAGCTAGCCGAGCCTGCACGTCTGAGACAAATAGAGACCAATCTGACCATGGAGGAAAAAGAGAATGGACAAACCTACGAAGTCCGAGATATTTGGCAAACTGGCGAGCCTAAAGAGCCTGTATAGTGCCAGAAATATCGCCTTTGACCAAGACGACCTCTACTACGAAATGCAGTTTCGAGACAAACTCGGACTGCCAGAGGAGTACAAAGAGGATGGAATAGTCCTGCCCACAGTTAGGGACATAGTTGATGCTGGCACCAATCACATATCCACTGTCTATGCACGCTTCTTTAGACCCATGCGAGGGACTGATGCAGTGGCAAAAGACCAAGCAGAAATGCTGCGCAAATTCGACATGGCAATGTTCTATAGAACCAAGATAGAGTCGGATATAAGTCCATGGCGCACTGCCGCAAAGCATGGCTGCTTATACGGCATGTGGTGTTTTGAAACCGTCTTTGACGAGAACAAGGTGCCAGAAGAGCCAGAACAAGAGAAAGGTGAATCGGACGATGAGTTCAAGGAGAGAATGGATATCTACAATGGCGAACTCTACGATGTTCTGCCAATAGGTATTCGCTCCGTTCATCCACGCAATGTCTATCCTGACCCATCTGGCAACTATATGATTATTGAGGAGACAAAGACCATCAGTCAAGCAAGGGCAGAGTGGTCGAACTGGACTGCCCCCGTTGTAGGAGTCGCCACAGCAGGTGCGGGCAACTATCAAGATGTGGTGCAAGTCTCATATATTGACAAGAAGTGGAGAGCCATCTACGTCAACAACGAACCCATGCTAACTGCCGGTGACAAAGAGGGAATAATTGAGCATGATTACGGATTTGTCCCGTATGTCGTTGGCTACTCAGGTCTTGGCAATCAGAGCAAATCTTCCAAGTCTGAGATAAAGGCAGTGGGATTGGTCAGGTATCTGCTCCCGCTACTTCGTTCAGAATCCTTTGCCTACTCAGTTTATAACATCGTTTTGAAATCGCAGAGTTGGCCCATAACATTCGTCTCTGGTCCAGGAGCCGCTGCTCTGACCACGATAAAGATGAAGTATGGGAAGATTTATGAAAAACCCGCAGGTGTGACAATGGAGGAATACGTCAAAGCTCCACCGCCTGAGTTCGTCATGCAGCATTTGGCTTATACAAGCTCGATACTCGCTGCCTCTGGTGCACCGAGGTCTGTCAGAGGTCTGGGAGAAACTGGCGTAAGGTCGGGCACCGACAGAGCGCAGGTAATATCGGAAGCCAGACTTCGCTATGACAGTATCATGGAGCAGCTGCAACTCTCAACTGCCAAGGTCATGAGCAACTGCACCAAGATTGCAGAGAGAGTGGTCCCAGAGGACTTTCACATCTGGGCAAGGACTCCCAATGAAGAATTCGACTTCCGAGTAGAGAGGAAGAAAATCAAGCATCATTATACTACATTTGTGGAGTTCACACCCGTATCCGCAGAAGAAGAAGCCAGACGACACGCAGACATGGAAAACCTTGTCAAGACGGGCATAATTTCTTCTGCCACAGCACGAAGGCGATACATGAGCCACATTGACCCCGAAGCTGAGGACATCAGAGTGGAAGCTGAAAAGCTCCGCAATGACCCAGCCATCAGACAGGTAGTGGCTCAATTAGTTTCGCAAGAGTTGGCCGGAGAGATGGCTCGACTCGGCAAAATTAAAGCTCTACAGAGTGGACAACTGCCGCCCATGCAGAGTCAACAGCCAGGTCAAGGCATCCCCGGCCAGCCTCTAGCATCTGGAGAGGGAATGGCACAAGCAGTATCAGCTATGGCAAGGCAGAATATGGGAGGCTTCAGACCTCCGATGCCGGGTAGTCCAGAGCAGATGGCTGCCCTCATAGCTGGTCAAGGCAAGCCAAGTACAGGAGGCTCAATGGCAGTACAAGGAATCCCAAGCTCAAATCCTTATCCCGGAGCGCAGTAAGATGGCAGAAAAAACTTACTTGGAACGACTAGTCGCTGAAACCCTAAGACCTGTTCTTGGCGCCATCGCAATGTTCAAAGACGAGATAAGCCAGACTATGCAGATACCAGATGCGCCATGGAAGATATTGAACAAGCCATACGATGCACTATCCGAACAAGAGATAGCTGCTCTACTGGACATCTACCACACCGAGGGCGAACAAGAACCCTGCCCAATATGTGACTGGATGGCTCGCATGGAACTAATGAAACTAAAGCAAGACCAAAAGGAGGGAATATAAAATGGCATGGTGGGATGATTTATTCAAACCTCAAGCTGGAGCTCAGTTGAACCAAAAAGCGTTCGACACTATGCAGAATCCCGGAGCCCAAAGTCTCTATAAGAAAATAACTGGAAATGAATATCTTGGCATGACTCCTACTGGTTCTGGAGGCTACAATACTATTCAGACACCAGCAGCATTACGAGCACCAACTCCCAAGCCTCCTACTTTGCCCACTCCTAGACCTCCAACGCCTATCAGCAACGTACAAGCTACAAGAAATCAGCTAAGTCAATTCCAGAACTATAATCAACCAGCTGCATATCGGCCTCCGACGCCAATGATGAATCAGCCGATAGTTGAGCAACCGAGTTGGCTACAAAACATCTTTCAACCTCAGCAGCCAGCGCAGTTGAGCCAACAAGCAGTTAATACAATGCAGCAGCCTGGAGCCCAAGACCTATATCAGCAAATAACAGGTGAGGAATATGGCGGCGCAGAACAAACTGCTCAAGGCGGCTTCAATGCCGTTCCTGTTGCCAAGCAAGCGCAGGTCACGCCGAACTGGCAAGGCATGGGAGACTGGTTTGCTGGTTTGACTAAACCCGGAGGCGGCTTGTATGTACCGCCCGGAGGCTCAAACACGCCCGGATTTAATACAAGTGGCAATCCTACTGGTGGTCCTGAATCTTGGTTAATGGCGGCACAGTCTTTGCCGGGAATAGGCGGAGTTCGGTCATTTGGGTCTAGCAATTTATCTAGTGGAAGACTTTTATGGGAAGCCATGACCGATGCACAGAAGGCTGCCCAACTTGGAAGCCAAGGGAAGGACTTGTTAGCACTCGCAGGAAAGGCTGAACCAACCGTAGCCGCCGCAGGTCAAGTTCCGGGATGGCTCAGCGGTGCAGGTAACTGGTTAAAGAGTTCAAGTATGGGTCCAACTAATCTCCCCAACTGGGCAAAACTTGCGGTTCCCACAGGACTAGCAGGTGCAGGAGCAGTAAACTCTATAGGAGGTGGCTTTCCTGACTGGTTTGGAGTTGGGGCAGCCGAGACTGCAAAGACCGCAGCGGACAAAACTGCATCGGATAAAGCCGCAGCAGACAAGGCAGCAGCCGATTTGGCAGCTCAACAAGCTGCGGATAAAGCCATATTAGACGCCGCTAGAAATAATACTGGAGGACAAGGAGCAAGTGGTTTGCAAATTAGTCCTGATGGTAGGTTCTTCTGGAATGGAAGTGAGTGGCGGCAAATATCAGGTGGTGGAGGAGCAGAAGGCCAAGGTGGTACAAATGCAGCCCAAGTTGCTAGAGACCGCATGGCAGAAATAATGGCTCAGACTCAATCCAATGAACGCATTGCACAGATGAATAACCAAGCACAAGCAGCACAAACTGCCCAACAGAATGAACTGATGCGGCAGAGAGAACTAGCTGCTTCTACTCAGAATATGGCCAACATGTACGCTGCTGACCCATATAAATACTGGGCACAGATGGGACAACTAACTCCAGAAGCCGTAGCCGCTCTGACTGGAGGCGAAGTTGCTCCGGGTGAAAAATTCTCAGGAGTCCCTCTATCTCATCCCTCTATGCAATGGTGGAATAATCTCCTACCATCCGAACAAGAGCAAATACTTGGTGCTCTGAACTGGATGGGAGTAAGCCCTGAGGACTGGTTTGAAATGCAGCAGCGCATGATGCCGGGGTTAGCCTCTAGGCAGATAACTCCTTCTTATGGTAGGTAGATACTATGGCTGAACCACAACAGTCAGACATAATGGGGGCATTAGGCAGACTCCCCGATGAGGAGAGGGAGAAGTACCTATCCACATATCAAGAATATCTAGGAAAACTTCCACAGGATTCTTATACCGCAGCCTTAACCAGACTAACAAATGAGTACGGCCCCGAATTTGCCTCAGCCGTAGCGGGGCCGGTCATTGACGTCCGTAAGCCAGTGTCAGTTCCCGAACCAAATATCCCTGACATTACAAAGCTGCCAAGTGCATATGAGAATCCAATCCCATGGCTTGCCGAACAGCCTCTTCTGAAGCCAGTAGCAAATCTAATGGAAGCAGTAGGAAAGCAACCAATACTGAGGACTATAGCAGAGCAGCCAATAATAAAGCCCATCATAGATATGTATGGGCAGCACGAGAACAGTTGGATAAAACCCGCAGCTATGGGTCTCGCACAACCATTCTCGTCACAGCTTCGAGAAGGCTTACAAGGAAGGAGTACATTCGATGTATCTCCAGAAGAACGCTCTGCTATGTGGGAAGAAAATCAGCAGATTCCTTGGATTGTCCGAACTGCCATGGAGATGGGTGTTGACCCAATCAGTTACATAGGTTGGGGACTTCCCGGCATTGCTGAGAAAGCTGCATTGAAAGCTGGCTATAAAGGACTTGCTGGTGGCATACACGCACTTGGAACAGTACCAGAAGATATGTTTGTGAAGGCAGCCAATCTTCCCATAAAAGGTGCTGGAGCGGCATTGAAGGCTCTACCATTCAAAGTTCCTCAAACCAGCTGGGCAGAATTTGGTGCCACAGGTAAATTCTTCACAGGTAAATGGGGCAAACCTTTTGAGGAATCCAATAGAACCATCGCAAGCAACACAGCAACCCATACCTTTGATACTCTGGCTAGCCTAGAGCGTGCTGGTGCAGAGAAGGGTAAGCCGCTAAACCAAATCCTTGAGGACTTCCGTATGGGTATACCTGACCAAGAACTCCTTGGTACAATACAAAGCCCATTACAGAAAAGAGCATTGGGGCATCTACAGGAAAATCTAGACAAAATGGATATGGATGTTTGGATTAAGTTCTCAGCTACCCACCCTAAAAGTGCCATGGTAGGAATGAGTAAAGAGTTGCAGGATATAGTAACCCGACAACTTGGAGTTAAGTCTAGTATAAAAGCTCCCGGTATGTTCGGACTTGCACAGAGACTTTATAACTGGTGGCGCCCAATGGTTCTACAAACTCCCTATTATGTCCTGCAACAAGTAGTGGAAAATAATGTGCGTCAGATACTTGACGGTATAAGTCCAATATTCGACATCACTGAATTTTCCAAAGTAATAAATCTTTCGGAGCATCCAATTGATATACAGAGAAAGATAGTGAGCATTGGAGATAGGTTGGCTAATAAGCAACCAGAGGCAGGTTCTATATTTGCAAGGACTCCATCTGCTGGCAATATATCCGAGGCTTTGTCAGGTAATTTGGCTAGAGGGCATAAGATGCCAGCCACTACTTTAGCCGCTTATTTAGATGATATGTCTCTGGTCAATACATACTTCCATCACTACGATTCTATTGTAAAAACACTGATGGAGAAAGGTAGCCCAGAAACAGCAAAGGCATTGTCGGACATACAAGCATTAGTGAAAGACCTTGCTGGTAAAGTAGAACCCAAACTTGCAGAACAGTTGGGTCAACTGGCGATATCCAGCAATACAGATGATTTTGTCAAAGCTATGGCAGAAGTGCAGAAGAACAAAACTCTAACTATTACCCGACCTATGAATAATTTGGAAAAAGGTATTCCTATGGCAATCCAAGACAAAATCAAATATGATTTGCCACGTCTATGGGCAAGGAGTGATTTTCGTGGAATCACTAATCTATTTGAAGAATTGAAGCGAACTCTGCCACAGCGAGTAGAGAGCTATCAGAAGCAGAAAATGCTTGGAGAAATGAAGGCGTATAGAGATTTAGCCAAATCTAAACTTTCCATTGAAAATCGTAGTATGCTTACCAAAGCTATAAACGTTTTCAAAGCTGACAGAGTAGTGGAGAAAGAGTCCAAGGATTTAATCAAAGGTAGTTTGACGGATTTTCAGCAAGCTATATTTGACGCCCATGTAGCCAGTCGCCAAGAACTAGAGGATATTGCGGAAGTTCTAATGACTACCAGAGCTTTGGAAGGCAATGTCGGTCCAGCAGAACTGGATGCTTGGCATAGAACCAGTACAGAAATAAACAAGGTAGCACGAATTTCTGGTAGAGAACTTGTTGGTCGAACATTTAATACCGCTGAAACAATAAGATTTGCCAAAGACCCAGCTAAACTTCAGTCTGCTTGGGACAACTATATTATGAGCATACAATCTGACTTCCCCGAAGTGGCAGAAGGTTTGAAGTCGGTACTTGCTCCGAACAATGACGACTTATGGAACGCTTACTATAAGGTTCAGGAGCGCAGATGGTTCAAGGTGGGTCAAGATAAACTAATGGCAATGGGTTTGGATGCTGGAGATTTAGCAAAGGTAGCTGGCCCAGATGGAAAAATTCTGACACAGATGGATTTCCTACAAGAACAGTTAAAGGCACTAAAAAGTTGGGAAGACCGCATAGTTGATGCGTGGGACAAGAGGCATAATGTGGGCATTCCCTCTGCTGCCAATGACCTAGTTGGACTAAAGACAGAATTAGGTGCATTGATTCCCAACAATACAGAATACAAGGGAGTCCAAATCAACTACACCATCAATAAAAATGGCTTCGAAATTGACGTAATAAAATCGAATACTCCAAAGAGCGGCTCAGGTTCAGCCGTTCTGAAAGAGATACATGACATAGCGGACAAGCACGGAGTCGCTGTCAAAGTCCACGCACAGCCTCTAAGAAACCCAGCAAAACCTCTTGATTGGGTAGATAACCCATTAGATGCAGCCGTCAAAGATGTGGCTACCAAAGGTGGTGGAATAACAAGACAAAATTTAATAGATAAAATTGAGAAATATCCAGATAGAGCTTCCATCATATATCAGAACACTCAAGATGTTTTGAGAGATATTCATCCAACTGGAAAAATTACTTTATATAGGTTACAAAAAAGTCCACGCTCAGAAGCTAATAAAATAATATCTTGGTCAGATGATATTGACTGGTTAACAAGCGGAGGAGTTCCTAAATCCAAAATCTTAACCAAGGAATTTGATATAAAGGATATATTTGCCAGTTATAAAAATCTTAAACATCGTGGTTTAGACCAAGATTTGGAGTATTTGGTTTTTAACAACTATAAACCATCATTAAAAAATCCTAATATGACTCAGGCGCAACTTGAAGCATGGTACACCAAACTCGGCTACAAACCAGTAGGCAAGTCCACAGCAGGAATAGCCACCGTCATGGAACGCCCTGCAAAGGTGGGTTTGACCAAGAACCAAATCCTCGATGATTTCCGTGAAAAGGTCATATCTGCTAAGGAGTCCATCGCCCTACAGTCCAAGACCATACACAATCAAGCCAGCAATACTGCTTTGAATACCACCCATGGCACATACGGCAACTACGCACAGCGAACAAATCTCGATGAATTTATGACAGGGATGGGTGCACCATTCTGGTTCTTCCCAAGTCGCAGCATACCCTACTATACCACTCAGCTTATTAAGCATCCGGGACTTGGTATCGAAACTCTCAGTATGCAGAAGGAAGCTAATGAGTCCGATACTCCAAGTAGATTATTTGGTGCTATCAATCTTCCGGGACTAGATGGAAAACCCTCTGACTACTGGTACAATCCACTACAATCTACCATGTGGTGGCAGCTTACAAATCCCATGTCCAAGAGTTTCAATGCAGCAGGAGCAGGTGGGCTAGAGCAGGGTGACAACTTCCTGAGAAATAATCTGGGAGTCAGTCTTGGTCCACAATGGAAAATCGCCTCCATGATGGTAGAGCGCATAATTGCTGGTCAGACTGGTAACACCGCTCTAACAGCAGAACCACAAGTAATAATCCCTCAGCAAAGATGGCTGCAAGCCGTAGCAGGTCTTAAACTTCCCCAATTTGGATTAGCAGGTCAGTTAGTATCTGGTGTTGCTGATGCCTTAAATCAGCCATTCGATGCTTACCTACGAGCAGTATATGGTGAAACCGTTGCTGAATACTCAAAGAGGGAAGTGGAAAAGACAATCGTTGACATGGGCTTCAATCCTCAAACTGCAACTCCAGAAGTTATACAAGCCGCTTGGAATAAATACTACACTCGTCAACTTTGGAGTATTCCCGGTGGCGCAGTAAAGACAATGAATCCCACAGAGAAAGCTCGCTTCCAAGCAATGAATCAGAAAGCAAAGGATATGGGTCTCACTAAAGAACAGCGAACCACATATCGAGACTTGAATGAGAGTCCATTTACAGGACTTCGCCAAGACCAGCTTGAAGCCGTATATAAGGATATTCCCGCAGCTAAGCTCTGGCGCTATATTCGACCAGCAGGACTTACTGCCGAGAGCAGACCGATTTGGCAAGACTATATCAAGCTAAAGTTGGAGCGTGAGAAGTTACTCTATGGGTCTGACCCAAGTAAACCAGATAAAGGTTCCCGACTCTATGTAGAGCAAGCTATTGACCGCTCACTACGAACAGGCAAAATTACTCCGAGAGAGTGGAAAGCTCTCTACCGTCAGAATTATGACGAATACAAAAATCGAGTTGACGAGGCCACAAAGCTCTACAGCAAAGCTCCTAAGACAGATGCCGATTGGGAATCATATCGCAAGATGCTTGGTTGGGATACACCAATCCGTCATCCCGATGACCAAAAGCTAGATGCCTACTATGACGAGTTGGACTCTTCCAAATACACAGACGAAGCTGGTGCATTTAACTTTGACGGCTACCGCACCGCAGAGCAGAATTTCTTGGCAACCGTCACTCCCGAACAAGCAGCTTATATCCAGTCAAGGAAAGACCGCTACAAGACTCCGCTTCGAGCCACATACAGCAATGACATGGAGAAGGTTCGCCCATACTATGACATCCAAGACCAAGTCCTTGCACAATATCCGCCTGACATAAAGCAGCTAATCGAATACGCACAACAATTTTCTCCAGTAATCCAAAAGGCATACTTAGCAAGGAGTCCACAAGCACTCTTAGCTTTGCGCCGAGTTCGCACAATGAAAGACCAGTATCGCACACAGTATCCAAATATCGACAGGATACTAAGGTACTGGAATAGCTAAATCAGCGAGCATATATATAAGGTAGGGAAGGCTATTGACAAAGCAGCACAAATCGCTCTATAATAGGTATAGGAGAGTTTAGTTGAACAAGTATTGCGAGCAGTGCGGCACCCTCTTAAGGAAGGAGTTTTCAAATGTCTCCAGCTAATTTTGACCGCTGCGTGAGACGTGGTGGAAAGATTAAGACCATAAAACCACGACCAGATGTTTATATAAAAGTATGTTATCCTACAAGTGGTCCACCCGTACACGGAGAGGTTCATAAAACTGAAACAAATTCTGATAAGAATAAGAAGGATGGTGAATAATGCCCGACAATGGTAGTGCAGATGCGATGGCGAATAGCGTAATAGCCGAAGCCTTGAAGAATATCGGTGTACCAGACCGAGAAATCAAGGTTGAGGAATTAACTCCAAAGACCGAGACTCCTTCTGCCCCACTTCAGAAACGCCTTGATGGTCAGATGAAAGGGCAGATAAAAGGTCAGCTTCCAGACGAAGCCGAAGATGAGCAGGAAGCCGATATAGAAAAAACCACTGAGGAAACCTATGAACAGGCAAAAGCGCAAGCCGTGTCCAAAGAGGAAATCGCTCAATTAGTTGACCAAGCCAGCAGGAATTTTCAGTCCATTATGGACCGCAAGATTTCTGCTCTTAATATGCAGATGAACCAAACTGTAAACGCTCTCAATCAGTTTTTCCAAACCCAAGAGGCAGTAAGTCTAAGTGGACTTCCACAGGAAGAACAGGTTATGAAGCGTTTAGAGAGGTTGGAGAAAGGCGGTCAAATGCCTAAAATCCAAATGCAGCAACCCGTACAAGAACAATCCTCCCAGTTCATACAGTATCTTGCCAATGTCGTAGATGCAGTTGGTCTGCGGGTTGACGACAAGAGAATTGACTGGGCGCCAGATGTTACTGACCCACAGGTAGGCTATACTCGCTTCACAGCTAGTATAAAGAAAGCCTTAGTGGAAGACCAAACAAAGGCTATCCAAGAAGTCAAGAACAATGGGGAAAAGGAAATCAGCAAGATTCGCAAAAAGACTGGCGTCGATAGAATATCCACAGCCGGTGCGAGCGGAGCTGGTATGCCTGACACAAACAAAATGACCCCATTCGAGAAACTAACCTATGCCTTCCAACAAGAGGAAGCCGCAAGAAAAACTTAAAGGAGAATGTAAATGGCGCTTTTACTTACAGAAGCCGCAAAACTGTCCAATGACATTCTCTTGAAAGGTGTGATTGAGACCATAATTACAGAGTCAGAGGTTCTCAAGAAGTTGCCCTTCATCGACATTATTGGCAACGGACTCACCTATAATCAGGAGAATACACTTCCAGGAGCAGGTTTCTACGATGTCAATGACACGTGGATTGAATCTACTCCCACCTTCGTACAGGCAACTGCCACCCTGAAAATCCTCGGTGGCGATGCCGATGTTGACGAGTTCCTTCGACAGACTCGGAGCAATGTCCAGAATCTCAAAGCCATAGTCACCGACCTCAAGAGCAAAGCAATCGCCCGCACTTTCGAGGACACGTTTGTTTACGGTGACGTAGCAACTGACCCAAAGAGTTTCAACGGCCTTCACAAGCTGGTGAACTCTGCAATGGTAGTGAACGCCGGTTCGACTACTACTGGCGCAGCCGGTTCCATCAAGAAACTCAGGACTCTACTCAGGATGGTAAAACCCAATGGTCCCGATTATCTCATCATGAGCAGAACCACCCGTGACAATCTCAGCGACTATGCAGAGCGCAATGAGAGTCCAGTAACTATCAACGGCCGTGACGATATGGGCAAACCGATAATGTACTTCGGTGGCGTTCCCATCATCTGCACCGACTGGATTCTGCAAACCGAAACCATTGCAAGCTCGACCTATGCACTCAAGATTGGCGGCGCTTGCACTTCCATCTTCGCTGCAAAGCTCGGTGAGAAGCTGCTCGCAGGTTGCCAGAATGGAGGCATCCAAGTCAAAGACCTTGGTGACCTCGAAACCAAGGATGCCACAAGGACAAGGATTAAGTGGTACGTATCACTGGCCTTGTTCAATACATTAGCGTTGGCTCGGTACGATGGTCTTACCGATGCAGCGTGGGGAGTATAACCATGACTGTAGCTACTGAATTAGTACACATTGGCAATCCCATAGTACGTGCCGGTAACGCTGAACTCTGGCTTCCCGACTACGTTATGCCGACATTGCAGAATACCGACATACCGACTGAGGCAGAACTGCTGGAGCATTGCGTAACGCAGATGTATCCTCTTGGCACCAAACTCGTCAAAAAGGATTTCATCGCTCGCTACTGCCATGCTGGTGAAACAATGACACAGTACGGCTTTATGAAAGGCTGCTATACTCAGATTCCGGGCAAGTCTGGAAACAGCGCCGGATTTGGCTTTGAGGGTGCTGCCTATGCCGCATGTGCCATCGGTGCCACAGCAATTAAGATAGCGGACACTGCTGCTGTCAAGAACTACTATCAGGGTGGACTTCTGACCATCTATGACGACACCGAACACATCTACTCCGATTACGAAATAATCGGCAATGATGCGACTGATGCAACCACCACCACCCTGTACATCAAACCGCCCGGTCTCAAAGTGGCGCTGACTACCGCAATGGGCATTGACGCCTATCTCAGCCCATACCGCAACATCAGGCAACTTTCCACAGGCGGAGGCTACTCCTCAGCGATGGGGTATGCAAAGTTCCCGGTGACCACAGCCTACTTCTTCTGGCTTCAGACCGCAGGTCGAATCTCAGGCGTAACTGGTGCCAGCACTTGGCCCGGCCAAACTCAGTATTACCGTGATGTATATGCCAACACTGATGGCTCACTTCTGACCTACAGCGCCGGTAAACAGAGGGTTGGCTATCTGCTGTTCAGAACTGCAAGCGACTATGGTGACAACACCATTATGCTTCAGCTGGATAGCTAGGAGTGTGACGAACATGGAAAAGTGTCCTAATTGCAAAGGCGACATCAAGTTCGGGATTTGCCCGACTTGTGCCATCGAGGCTGCTCCAAAAGAGAAGCCCGTAAAGAAGTCCAAGTCTGAAAAGACTGACGACTAAACTGAGCAGGGAGAGGGTGGAAATAAAATCCGCCCTCTCCCACTAAACAGGAGATAAATATAATGAAGCTAGGAACTGGATTGGTCATACAAGAAACCGCACCAGATTTATCTATTACTGGAATATACTACACCTATGTCTGGCTCAAACCCAGCACACAGCAGTTCTTCACAATGGATGGCGCTGGCGGTTGGATTGAAGCAGCAGATTTTCCGGAGGGTGTGACTCCAGAAACACTAGCTAGTGCCATATCCGCACTCCTGTCCTCAGATGTGAATTTCTCTGGTAATGTAACTATTTCTGGCAACCTATATGCCGAGGACAAGAAAGGAGAAAACGCTACAGTGGTAATCCCCGGAGTGGGAACACTGAAATTCAAACACGGAATCATGCACGAATTTAAGACACCATAACGGAGTAGAAAATAAAATAGCTGCTCCAGAAAATATATAGGAGGGTAGCAAACCATGAGTCTCCCATACGTAAAATCGCAAATCATATTCGATGTAGCCGCTGCTACAGAAACCAAGAACCTCGACACAGAATTTGAGCGTTGCCAACTTGTTGTACTCCAGATGGAAACAGTTGGCTTCTCAGGCACAATCGACATCCAAGGCAAATTAAGTGACCTATCATCTTGGGTCAATGTCCCATATATCCGTCAAGATGCTCTAGCCTTGCAGACACCAGCCGTGGCTCAGTTATCATTGACTACCGATACTGCCACTAAGGTCTATCAAATCTTAGGCTTCTGGCGCAGATTCCGAGTTGTAATGACTTGGTCTGCTGGTACAATTCACATGGCCGCAGCAGGTTCTTCCAGCGCAAACCTGTTCCCAAGAGTAATCAAAACGTAATTTGGAGGTAAATAAAAATGGCAATAGCAGCTTCCGACATCAAGTTCAAACTAAGTCTAAAGACTGGTGTGGCAGGCAACGCTTCTGCTCAGCCAGATGTTAATGAGTCTCTGGGGAAATATATCTCCACTACAGAACTCACTGACAACACGCTGAACAATCTCTTTGATGATATTACTGGTGACGAAAATGCCGCATCTGACGTTGAGTACCGCTGCATCTTTGTCCACAATGCACATGCAACTTTGACATGGGAGAATGTTGTAGCTTGGCTCAGCGCAGAAGTCGCAGGTGGAG